GTCTCATTGCATAGTAACAACGCTTATGAATAGCACTCATTACTCTACTTCCACGTTCCATTAAAGCAATTGTAGTTCCAACAGCTGCAGCTTGATTACCTTCTCCAACAGCAGTGTCTGTAGTTGAAGCAAATCTTCTTCCTGCGTCTACACAAAATCCCATAAGGTTAAATAATGTTTGTGAGGGTTCTTTGAAAGGTAGTAATTGAAACTGATCTCTAATATTTCCACCAGGTGCATCTACATCTCTAAATTCTCCTGGTTGAATAGGTTGGTCATCGTCTCTAACTTTCATACCTCTAGATTTAAATCCAGCAGGTAAATTAGATAGTGTTCCAGCGTCTAGCAATTGTCTTAATGCAGAAGTTGCTGTTCGTGACAGGCCACCAATCATATGAATTAAACCGAAACCATAAAAACCTAAACCAGGTAAAAATTTAAAGTGTGTAAAGTAATCTTTTCTAACAAACTTAGGATCACCTTCTACATAGTTTCTGTAAATAGATAAAACTTCTCTTGAAGATTCTTCTATAGTTACAATGTAAGGAATTTTAATTCCAAGTGAGTCTTCTTGATCATCTGAAATATAATCTGATAAATCTAGATCTACATGGAGTTCTAAAATAGAGAACATCATATCGTCAGACTCTACTTTTTTAGTTCCTTCTAGTTCATTATATTTATCTTTAATCTTATTGTCTTTTTGTTGTGGCTTCATTAGCTCCACTTCTCTGTAGAAACCTGAAGCCATTTTTTTTAATAAATCGTTTTCTGATTGTCTTAGTACGTGAGTAATTCTTGGTGCTTCCTTTAAATCGGTTGCATAATAAGGAACTACTAAATCTTCTGCAGGTACAAATTTAGATACTGCTCTTTCTAACATTGCATCGTAATAAACTTTTTTAAAAGTAGATCCTGCAAGTGGAAGATAGAATAACATCTGGTCAAACTCTGGAGTATATTCCTCCATTTTTTCCATGATCATGTAGTTCATGAAATCTTTAACTCTGTTTGCTTGTTCTGTAGTCTCGTCAGTTTTTAATCCAAGAACCTGTGTCTTAACTGGACCCTCACTTGGTAAAAGTTCTTTGTAAGCTTGTGCTTGAAATTGAGTTACTGCTTCTGCAAGAAGGGGGTGAGTAACACCGGCCGCTCCTCTAAAGGGTCTGTTCTGTTCTACGTATTTAAAACCTAAAAGATCTAAACCTTTTAAATAACCATCTTCCCAATCTTTTCTAGATTCTTTATCTTTTTGGTAATCATTAATTAAATCAGAAGATAATTGATTTAGGACTCTCTCATCCATGTCTTCTGAGATATTGGCATAGAAATCCTGTTCAACAGTATCTTCTTCTACTGCATCTTCTGGATCTTCAAATGTTACTGTCGCTTCTTCTTCAACATCAACTTCTTCGTTGTCGAAAGGAGTATTGTCCTCAATAGCCATAAATTATTATGTTATCTTAGTTGCTTTATTTCTACCCATTTTGCATTTAGCCATAACCATAGTACCTTTGTTTGCGTACATCATTCCACCATCTTTAGCTCCGTCTTTAGCTCCTAAACCAAATCCAGATATTTCACTGTCTTTTTTAAAAGTGAAAGCTTTAGTTTTTGGATTAGTGGTAAATACTTCCGTTTTTAAGAAGTTTTTAGCTTTTTCCATTAAAGTTTTTTTCTTAATGCTATTACTCATATTATAATCGTTAAGATTTTTTCCACCAGTAATAGTAGAAGCCATATCTTTATTGTCTTCAGTTGCTGCTAATAGAGATTTTTTTCCTGCACCCATAAACTTGCTTGCACCATATGCTGCACCAGCTGCCATTAGAGCTTTTTTTAATTTTTTCTTCATGTTATATATCTCCTTATAGTATATTTGTATGATTGTAAACCAATTGAGTGAATAAATCTACAATATAGATTGAAAAATGTTAGTAGTATCTACTAACCCACCTGTATTCAGATAAGCCCTTTGGGGCAATAAGAATTTCTTTAATACATTACTGTCTGCAATTAATGTTGGAACCATTTCGTAGTTAGCTGGATTATCAGGTCCCATTTGTCTGATAACTAATGTTCCTCTAGTAGATCCTGTTTTTGCATAAGCTCTTAAAATTGCTTCAGCTTCAGCTTGAGAGTTAGCAGCTCCTATATGGTTATCAAATACATAATCATTATCTATTTTTCTATTATAAATAGCTCTATCACTATCTACAGCACTTCTATAGCTAGAGTTATTAGCTGTACTAATTTCATCAATAATTTTAAATTCTTTTAAAGGATTAGATTTAGGCATAGGAAATAATTCAAACTTAGCTCCATATTGGCTAGCTTGTTTTCTTAAAGACTCATTCAAAGAAGAATACTGACTTAATTTTTTCATCTGTCCAGTTGCTTTATCTTTAATAGCAGCTTTACCATTCTGTAAACCATAGTTTAATTCATTTCCAAATTTACTTGAATCAAACATTTTTATATTTTGGTTCATACTTGAAGGTACAATAGAAATTGCATTCACATCTCTTTCCGCCATTGTACGAAGTAAGTTTTTAACAACCATATCATTATAACTTCTAGAGAAAGGACCTCCTGTTGTACTTTCGATTGAACCTTGTTTAACCAAACTACTTAAAGCAGTTCTATCTAATTCATCTAATTGATATTTTAATTTACTGGCTTGTTGAGTTTGAGTTCTTGTTAAACCCATACGTCCTCTTCCAAGTTCCTGGTAAGGAGCTAACTGATTAATTATACCTTGTCTCTGTGTTTGTAATAATTTAATGTTGGCGTCCTGATTAAAAGGACTTACTTTATTTTTAAAATAATTATCTTTAATGGATTGACTTGTAGAAAATTGTGGAGAGTGTAGATCTGACTGAACTTCGGATACTCTTAAATGTCTTTTACCTACTCCTAGTTTAGGATTAGGTAAGTCGTCATATCTTGCAAACGCAAGTTCTCTATTTGAATTACCTAAATAATGAGGACCTCCCTCTAAATATTTAAATGATCTACTAGATACATTAGGTAAGGGACCATCATAATAAATAACATCTTCTGTAAAATTCTCTCCGCCATCTAAGTTATAACTTCTCTGACTTTTATTTTTAGGAAAATAAGTAGACAAATCTTTTTGTCCTTGAATCAAAGGAGGAGCTGTACTTGATGCATTATACTTTCCTACTGCTTGATTATATTTAATTAATAAGTTTGAGAATTTAGATTTATCTACGTCCGCTGCTTTACTTGCTGCTTCTCTCAAAGAAGTCTGTACCATAGTTATGTTCTCTGCTGAAATTGAACCACTCGCATTCATAACTTTTCTAATATCATCATTAACTGCTCCAGGAAATTCCGCTAAATTAATTCCAGTAGTTCTTGCAAGCTCTTCTCCCTCTGCTGCAATAGTTGAGAAATCGCCTACTGGATCTTTACCTGCGGTTAATCTTATTGTTTTAATACTAGCCAGTGGAGATTGTCTAATCATTTTTAAAACACTCTCTCTGTCTATTTGAATCCCTTGATCTTTAGCTGTTTTTAAAAAACCAGAAACAGGTTGACCTGTTTTATCAAAGTTTACTAAGTTTAAATCAGATAGTTCTTCTGGGTTAACTCTTCTACTAACTCCTTGTAAGGGTCCTCCAGGGTAAGTTAGATCTCCTCTATTCGCATCTTTAAACCATTGAATCCATTTATCTGCTGGTGCATTATCAAATGGAGCTTCTAATGCTCTATCATAAGTTGATGAACCAAATATTCTTCCGCCTGGTTGTAAATCTTTTCCAAAGTTAAGAGGTCTTTGTAATACTTCTCCAAATCTAGATCGTCCTACAACGGCTAATTCTGTTTTAGGAGTTTGAGTAATTAACTCACTAGCTTGTCCGGTGGCCGTTGGTATTTTGTCACCAACAGGTTTACTAGGTAAGTAATCTACTTTAGCTGCAGGCTTACTCATCTGTCTTAAATAATTTTTAACACCAGGTATTCTACGTCCTAGAACAGTTGCTCCTATAACAGTAGCACCTAGTGCAGCTAACCCGCCAAACGCTGACGGCTCCTTTTCATCATAGGGAGTTTCAATAACAAGAGGACTCTTCTCCAATGGAGGAAGACTTCCTTGTTGTATAGCTTCAATTAAACTTTGTGCTTGTTTTATCTCGGACATTATAACATTCCTTTGTAATACCCTGCTAAACCACCTGCTTTAAAGTTACGAGATTTTATATCTTTAATATTTTTTTTAGGTAATAAACAATGATCACCTCTACAATGATTAGCTCCAAAAACTTTTTTATATAATTTATTTCCAATGTTATAATCTTTTTCAGGGACTGTTACTGTCTTTAAAATTCTGTTGCCTTTTTGACTTTTATCCTCAGCGTTAGAAAAGTATTTTGCTTCCTTTTTATCTGGACTAAACCATCGTCCTATATATTTCTTCATTTCCTTACTCCGAACTCCAGAGCTTCCTAGATTTTTAGCTTTAGTTTCACCTCTATATAATTTTATTAATTTATTTCCACCTTTAATAGTGTATTTTATAATAGGTAATAGAGCCATTAAATTAAACCACCTTTACGTTCTTTTCTAACTTCTCTAGTTAATTTTCTATCAACTTTCAATCTCTTTAATGCACTCTTGGGTACAATGACTCTTGCATACCTACCCACTCTTTTAGAAGGTGATTCAAAAGGACTTTTTCTAGGTGCAAATCTAGAGAACAATCT